ATGGCTGGTGCAATTTCTGGTTGGGCGAATGAGAACGGGTTGTCGCAAGCTCAGTTCGATGATTTAGTGATTAAGTTACAGGACACTGCGCAATCGCTCTCCAGCGAGTACGTTATTGATGTTGACACTGAGATCAAAAAGTTGGGGCCAAACGGGCGAGCGAAGGTTGATGCTATGGCCGCGTATGGTCGTGGGCTGCTTGCTAAAAACGTATTCGACAAGTCTGACCATGACGAGTTCAAAATCTGGGGTGGCACTGCAGCAGGAATCAACGCGCTCAGAAAATTTATTGAATACCACACTGGAACGCAGCCAGGGCTTGAATCCACAAATATGAGCGGCCATCTAACTAAGGACGATCTCAACGCTAGCGTGGCTGACCCGCGCTGGCATTCTGATAGGCAGTGGCGGCGCGAAATTGAAGATCGTTGGACACGAGAACAATCACGGATGAATGGCGAAGCCTAGTTGTACAAAATGCAATGAAGGCTATTGCACTTTTAAAATTTTGTAATACAATAAACGCAAGGCCCGGCACCCGCCGACCCTGACCACCAGCGAGACGCTGGCGTGTGGCTGCCCGTAAGCAGCAAGCCAAGGCCCGCAATCCTGCGGCCAACCTGACCGAAAAAACATCATTTTTTGCGAGGGTTATAATTATGGCAATCTCATTGACAAATGCTTTTGTACAGATTTTTGATAGCGAGGTACACGCCGCGTATCAGGGATCTGCAAAACTTTTAGGCTGTGTTCGGCAGCGCAAAGGCGTGGAAGGCAGCACAGTCAAGTTCCCCAAAATTGGTCGCGGCGTAGCCACCCCACGGGTCACGCAAACCGACGTTGTGCCTATGAATGTCGCCTTCAGCACGGTGACATGCACGCTGGAAGATTTTATTGCGTCGGAATATTCAGATATTTTTAGTCAGGCCAAAGTCAATTTTGACGAGCGGCGTGAGCTAGCGACGATGGTGGGCCATGCCATTGGTCGCCGCCAAGACCAAACGATTCTGGATGCACTCAACGCCGCAAGCAGCACGGGTACAGTAGCTAATTCAATTGGTGGCGCAAACACCAATATGAACATCGCCAAACTGCGCGAGGCATCAAAAATCCTAAATACCAAAAACGTGCCGCCTGACAATCGACATATCCTCATTCACGCCAATTCGCTGGCTGCAATGCTGGAGCAGACCTCGGTTACTTCTTCTGACTTCAATACAGTCAAGGCGCTAGTGCAAGGCGAGATCAATCAGTTCATGGGGTTCACATTCTATGTGCTGGGTGACAGGACTGAGGGCGGGTTGCCGATTGATGGTTCAAATGATCGTACCCTGTTTGCATTCCACCGCGATGCAGTTGGCTATGCAGAAGCGTTAGCGCCACGAACCGAAATAAACTATGTTCCACATAAAACATCGTTCTTGGTATCTGCGCTGTTTTCTGCGGGCGCGGTAGCAATCGACCCAGAAGGTATCGTCAAAATTACCGCCCGCGACACTGCGGCTGCGGCGTAAGGGAGGGCTGAATCATGGCATATGCTGCTGCTGGTTTTTCGACATACAGTGCATCAAAGCGAGGCAACTCGCCGTCGATGTTTAGCTACAAGACCACTGACTCAATTGCCGACGTGAATACGTCAGGTTATTTCAATACGCTGTCCAACATGTTGGAAGTTGGCGACATTATCCACTGCGTGACAAGCACCGCTTCAACGGCTGTAGTGACGCTAGTTTACGTGGTGAGTAATGCGTCAGGCGTTGTCGATGTAACCGATGGAACAACGCTGTCGGCAACTGATACCGACTAACGGCGTTTGTATGGCAATAGGGGCTGGCATCTTTTACAGGGGCCAGCCCTTTTTTACTCTGAGGGTTGACAATGGCAGCAGGCGACACTGGTGTATCCATCTGCTCTGATGCGCTAATTTTACTCGGCGCAAAAGCAATCTCATCGTTTAATGACGGTACAGATGAGGCAAACGCTTGTGACCGTTTGTACCCAGACATTCGCGACTCCACGCTTGTCATGTACCCGTGGCGCTTCTCGCTCAAAAAGGTTGAGCTGGCACAACTGATTGATGCACCTACGTCGTCGTGGCGGTACGCATATCAACTACCAGGTGATCGGCTGGCAGCGCCGCGCTTAGTACGAGAAAGCGCCTCGGTGGGCGAGCCGGTTTTCAAAGAATGGGAAATTCAGGGCGACCAGTTACTCGCCAACATTGACACTATTTTTATTGATTACCAATATCAGCCAGGTGAGTTTGCGTGGCCGCAGTATTTTGTTCAGTTAATGAAATACATGATGGCGTGGCACCTGGCTGAACCGATCACAGAGCAAAGAGACAAAAGTGTTTTCTGGCAACAAATTGCGCAGGGCTTTCCCGCTGAAAATGGTCGCGGTGGCTACATGCGCACAGCTATGCACATTGACGGTGGTAATAATCCTGCGTACTCAATAGACGATTTTTCATTGATTGCAGCTAGGTTCTGATATGCGGTTCGTAGATTTTGCAACTAACTTTTCTACCGGCGAGCTTGACCCGCTGCTACGCGCTCGCGTAGACCTACAGTCTTACCCAAACGCACTTGCAAAAGCAACCAATGTATTGATTCAGCCGCAGGGCGGGCTGCGCCGCCGACCAGGCACAAAACATATCTACGAATTACCAAACTCAGGCGTGGAGTCAGCAGGCAATGGGGTTCGATTAGTACCGTTTCAATTCAGCGTTGACGATAGCTACATGCTGGCTTTTGTGCATAATCGAATGTACGTCATTAAAAATGGTGTCGTACAAACCAACATTGCAGGTAGTGGCAACCCATACTTAACAACGACAATTGGCAGCACAATCGTCGATGATATGTGCTTTACTCAATCAGCCGATACGCTGATTGTGGTACACCCTGACCTCGCACCCGTTAGGATTACTCGCACCAGCGATACAAACTGGACTGCTGCCAACATTACATTTGACAGCATCCCAAAGTATGCTTTTACCCTAGCCACCAGCAACCCTGCGGGCACAATTACGCCAAGCGGCGTTGCCGGGAATATCACTATCACCGCAAGCTCTGCAGTTTTTTCGGCTGGAAATGTTGACCAGTACATTAACGCTAGTCCGCAAGGTCGCGCTCGCATCATCCAGTTCACCAGCACTACCGTTGTCAACGCAATTACTGAGTACCCGTTTTTTAATACATCCGCAATTGCCAGCGGTAATTGGCAGCTTGAAACTGGTTATGAAGCGGTCTGGAGCGTTGCTCGCGGCTACCCTCGCACCGTGTCGTTTCATGAGGGCCGCTTGTATTTTGGTGGCAGCAAGTCAAGACCATCGACCATCTGGGGCAGCAAGATCAATCTATTTTTTGATTTTGTGCCAACCGAGTCGCTGGACGATGACGCGGTTGAGGCTACGCTAGACACCAACGATCTGAACGTCATCACCGACATTATTAGCTCGCGGGATTTTCAGGTCTTTACTACTGGTGGTGAGTTCTTCATACCTCAACAAGGCACAGACCCAATCACGCCGCTCACATTTACATTTAAGAATGTCAGCCGCAATGGCATCAAACCTGGCACGCGAGTTCAGTCGGTTGAGTCAGGTTCTATCTATATCCAGAGACAAGGCAAATCGATCAATGAATTTGTGTTTAGTGATACACAGCTTACCTACATCACACAGAAAATATCTTTACTGTCAGGCCATCTCCTCAAAGGCCCGCAACGCATTGCGCTGCGCCGAGGATTTAGCACAGATGAGTCAGACTTATTGCTGATTACGAACAGCAGTGATGGCACGCTTGGGGTGTTTGCCATCATGCGTAACCAACAAATTACTGCACCGTCTGAGTTTATTACTGACGGAGATTTTTTAGATGTCAGTGTCGATGTGACGCAAATGTATTGCGTGACTAAAAGAACTTTCAACGGAGCGACCAGATACTTTATTGAACGGTTTCAAGATGATTTGTTTACTGACTGTGCCTTTACCGGCGGCTCTGCTGCGGGCGTAGCGTCTGGATTA